AAGCGGCTGCGACGTATGCAGCGGGCGGCTATGTGGTGGACAGCATGAGCACTGCCGTGAGCTGCCTCGCACACGCCCAGACCTTCGAGGAGGCCGTCTGTGCGGCCGCAAACCTGGGCGGTGATACCGACACCAACGCAGCCATTACCGGCGGCCTGGCAGGCGCCTGGTTTGGCTTCTCTGCCATTCCGGCGCGCTGGGTGGACGCCCTGGCCCCTGGGCTGCGGCAAGATCTGGATATTCTGGCCGCAGCAGCAGAGAGCCACCGCAACAAGTAACAGGAGGAAAAGCAATGCCATACGGAAGGCCTATGAAGGGCGCCAGCCGGAGAGTGCCCACAACGGTACACATCCCCACCGGCACCCTGGACATTATCGACAACTATATTGACGACCGGGAAAAGAACGTTGAAACCGGCCGCATGAGCCGCAGCGACTTCATCAACGAGGCCGTGAACCGCTACCTTGTGGAGCTTGGTTTGGCGGAGCCTGAAAGTAACACCGAAGTAACACCCAAGTAACAGAAGCACCCAGAAGCCAACGAGAACCGAGGAAATACAGGAAATACAAGCATTGGAAAGAATAGAAAATAACCAATGCGAACAGAAGACAACCGCCCACCATAGAGCTCGAATAATGGAATATCTAAAAAATAAACGTGTCTACGATTGAAAAATGAGCAAAAATCGACTTCTGACATCATTTTGACATCATCTGTGGCAAAAAGCACCTGCTGGATGTGCCGGAAATGGTAGCGCGGTTTATTATCGGAGAATAATTTGAAAGCCCCGGAAAGTAACGAGAAATCGAAACTTTCTGGGGCTTTTGTGACATCGTGACATCAAAAAACGAGCTGTGACATCATTTGTTTTCGGCTTAGACGAGTGGCATCAAATCGGATTCATCCTTGGAGGAAGAGGAAGTACTGAGAGTTTCCAGCCTTGACACGAGTTCCCGCTGCTTATTGGGGTACAGATGGGCGTATGTCCGCATGACAACGGGAACGGTGTCCCCGATTCGCTTGGCCACCAGAACAATAGAATACCCAAGTTCGATACAGAGAGAAACATGGCTGTGCCGAAGATCATGGACGCGAATGTCCGGCAGATAGGTTAGCTGGGTGCAGCGGGTCAGTTCTTTGTTGAGGGCTGTACAGGTCATGTAAAATACCCGATCATCTGGGGTCAGGCCGTATAGCTTAGAACAGTAGGTACGGAATTCTTCTGCCAGCCAATGGGGGATAGGCACATTCCTGTTGCCACCCTTTTTGCTGTTCTTGGTGGGGCCGAGAATGTCTTGACCCTTTTTCCGATGGTAGGTTTTATAGATTCGCAGCTGGTCATCATCGGTCAGGTCTTTCGGCAACAATGCCAGCATTTCACCTTCGCGGCATCCTGTCCAAAACAGAATGTCAAATGCCAGGAGATAGGCTTCATTGCGGAATTCCTTCCGCAAAATTTCATACTGGTCTTTCGTTATGATAAGCATTTCCCCGGCAACGGAGGAACCCATATAGCCGGCCGCATCGCACGGATTGAATTGCAGACCGTAGAATGTCTGGGCATAGTTAAAGAGGGCAGTCAACTGTGCATGAATGGTATAGAGATACGTTTCCGCATAAGGCAGACCAGTGGCTTCGCCCATCTCCTTGACCCGCTGTTGCCAGTCTCGAATGTCCAGGGCTGTGATTTCGTTCATTTTCCGGTTTCCGAGAAGCGGAACAATTTTGGTGTCAAAAATATTTCGCTTAGTGTCCATTGTGGTGCCACGGACATGATGCTCCCGGTCGTTGAAGTATAACTCCACAAAGCTGGCAAGCGTCATATCACAGCTTTTGGCTTTCTGCAGATGAAATTCCCGCTCCCACTCCTGCGCTTCGCGGCGGGTTTTGAAGCCGCGCTTGCGCTTTTGCTTCTGCGCTCCGGTGAAATCAGTATATCGAAACTGGCAATACCAAGTTCCCGTTTTTTCGTCTTTATAGCAGGGCATCGAATATACCTCCTGAAGAGTTTATAAATCCCCGACCATTTTTATAATGGCCGGGGTCTTTTTTTATTGTGGAAGAATTGCCTTGAACTGGTCTACGTTGCCGGAATTGCTAAGCAGAAAATAAATATTTAGTCCGCTGTCAGAGCGGATTCTCAGTCTGCCATATTTGCAAACAAGGCATTTTTTGTTGTTCTTATAGCGCCGGTCAGGAGAACCATCGGCGTTTACTCGGAGCCAAGTTTCTTTGACCACCTTGCTATCCGACGGTAGATGCTCCTGATCCGTGACATAGTTGACAGAATCGACATCGAAAGAGACCTCCGAAAGGTCGTATGCGCTGATTTTGCTATTGTGGAGATAGAACACCTTATCTGGGAAAATATAAATGGACTCCTTCTTATTCAGAGCAGCCGAAAAGACGGGCACATTTGTTCTGAGAAAATAGGGGAGTGCAGGCATTCCGAGAGCTTTTTCTTCGGATACGGTTTTCTCGGCACCGCCATTCTTTTTTGCGCTGCTGTTGGTGTGGGTTTCGGGTACATAGAAAACGGCATCACAGGCAAATAATTTACGCCAGGCGTTATACCATTCTTCGTAGGCATCAAACTGTTCATCGGCGAAGTCGTATTCCAAATTTACAGGAGCAATATAGTGGGCATAGAGAAATACGATGAATGATAAAATGGTCAGGAAAAGCCGCCGCGGTGTATGAAGAACGATGAAAGCGAGCAGGCCGATAGCCCCAACGATAAGTGAGGCTTTATTGAGAAAGCAAACACGGTTGATTCGCTTCATAAGCGCCTTGAAGTCGGAATCTTTATAGTCTGCGCGGTCGGTAGATTGAATAACTTCCGTATCTGTATATGGTTCTTCTTTTAGAGAGCTTTTTCGTGCAGATTTATAAATGGATTCCTCGGTCGAATAACTCAGTCCGGTTCCCGGGATGGAGGCGGTTTGCCGGATTTTTCCGTTCGCTGTTTTGGTGATTCGATACCCGGGAACACCCCATGAGTATCCAACACCGCTACCAGAAATATTGATGCGGAACCCACCACCAAGCCGAATGCTTTTTCTATACCTGAATCCCATATCACACCATAACCTTTCCTGTTATTTTATCACGAGCATTGGTATATGTTTCCAAAAGCTGGAAATGCAAAGTACATATGTCATACTCTTTCAATGGCCTATCTGTAAGCCGGGAAGGAGTGATGGCACATGGCAGCATCGGATGAACACCCGAAGCACGGAGAAGTGCTGGATGAAGTTCTGCGGGACGAAATCAAGGATTTACCCCCTGAACAGATCCGGCAGGTGCTTGAGTACATCGGGCAGCTGAAGGAGCAGTAACGCATCCTTCAGCATGGGCAGGCTCCCTTATTGGGGGTCTGCCTTTTGTTCTGCATCCAGAAATTTCAGGAAGCGAACGTATTCTATAACCTTTCGCATTTCATCATCGGTCAGGCCTTGTACACTGTCCATAAGTTGTTGCTGCATAGCATTTTTGACGTTTGATGCAGGGGTGTCTACCTCGCCGCGCAGGTAGGCCACGGACACCCCGTAGAGGTCCGCAATGATAGAAAGGTCTGCATCCGTTGGAGTTGCCTTACCGTCCTTCCAACCAGCAATCAGGGAACGACTTTTCCCACATAGGCGCGCTATAAAAGCGCCTGATGTGCCATAGTGTTCGGTCAGATCGACGATGCGTTGTACTGTAACCGTCATACGTTTTACCAGCTTTCTTCTAAGAATCTTGTGCACGGTGCTGAAATCTAACAAATGTTTGCTTTGCGGTCTTGTCCTCTAACAAGTGTTGGATTATTATATAATCACAATCAAACATTTGTTAGATTGCAAGAGCCAATGGAGGACAGGACAATGAGAACAGTAAAATACAGCGAATTGAGCCGGGCGATGCATGATTTCACAAAGCAGATTGACACGCTGGATGAGTGCATCGAAGTTGGCTTGGTTTCAGGCGAAAAGGTGCAGATTAGCATTTCGGCCAGTTGCCCGGAAGCAAACCCGGAGAGAGTAGCAGAGTTTGCAAAGCATCTGTCCGAAGTTGCAGTGGCGGCAAAGAACTTTAAATACGCCGGTTGTACAATTGTTCGATAAGGGGGATTCGATTATGACGTATGCAGACATCAACAAAATGTTCACCGCTGAAGTAAGCAAGTACTTGGCGCGTGGATATCACTTCAACACAGCAAGCATGAGTGGGAGCCAAGGTGAAACCGCCAAGGTTGATCTGACCAACGGTACGGAGATAATTCGAGTTCTGCTTCGAACCTTTTCCGATGGCTGGGATAAGCAGGGAACGGAATTGTTTGTCGGCCGTGTGGCCGAGAAAGAGAACGTACGTCGGGATGTAGCTTACTGCGTCAACACGATTTGGAATAACCGCCTGGAGCCGGTCAGCAGCCAGCGCTTCTACGAAGTGAATGGATATGGAGATTCCAACAAGTTCTATGGCACAGAAGCGGATGCGGAAGCCGTTAGCAAGGTACGGATGCGCCGCTATGCACAATGCCCGAGCCGCCAGAATAAGGACATGACCAACGCCCAAACCATCAAGATTGCCGTTCCGTTCATTCGCCGGAAACTGGGCATCAAGAACGTGGACAAGAAGCGCATTGAGGTGTTCCGCACGCCGGATCACCGGTACATCATCAGCTATCGCGGCACTGGGTACCAGCTGAACAGAAAGGAGGACTGAACCACAATAGCATGACCGAAACCAACACCTTTGAAACACAGGAGGATTGACTATGTATTGCAACAAGTTTTTTAAGACCGAGGATGAAGCCAAAGCATTCCAGAAGTCCCACGGCGGGGTTCTGTACAAGAACGTCAAGCGGAGCCACACCCGGGAATCGTACCGGGTGGAAGCCGCAATGGCTGTGCAGGGCGGCTGGATGCACGGCACTGATCTGGATGCACACCCGTACTGTGTGGCATGGAATGGCGAACCGCTGAAAGCAAGAAAGGAGAATTAAGCCATGAAAGCACTGAAAATTGAGCCGGGCAAAGCCCCGGAACGCATTGACGTTGCCAACGAACTTGCAAGCCTGCAGAGCCTCGTGGGCGGCTATATTGAGGTGATTTACCCGGATGAACGCCGCCCGGTCGGCCTGATCTGCAATGAGGAGGGCAAGTGCTGCGGGCTCGAACTGAACAGAGCCTTATACCAAAACGGTAAGCCCTACGACATCATTGCCGGCACGTTCTTGGCAGTTGGACTTTCGGCGGAGGACTTCACGGATCTGCGGGAAGAAGATGCAGCCTATTTCGAGAAGCTGTTCCGCTCGCCGGAAAAGTTTCAGCGATTCGCCGGGAGGCTTGTTATCTCCAAGGTGGTTCCTGGCGGGGTGTAAACCCCGCCTTTCTCAAAAACCGAAAAAACCGAATGGGTTTTTTCGGTTACGTTCGCTTTTTTGGGTTTTGATGGGTTTTGAAAAACACGAACATAAAAGTGAAATTCAAGGTCGAAAATTCAAATTTGAAGGTCAAATATCAAAATTGAATGCGAGATAGTTCTTGATAAATCGATGGTTTTTCCAAATGCGCGTGAAATGTGAAAACCCATTGGGTTTTTTAAAAACCGAAAAAACCCATCTTCTTAAGAAAAGAAGAAGAAAAAGAATAAGAAGATATGAAGACTATCGTCTTCATCACGCGCGGGCGCGCACGTTATATAGCCGACGACGAGGACGAATCCAATTGATGAAGAACAGGATCATCGGTGCGGCCAAGCAGGTAATCAACGGAACAATCCAGTTTGTCCGCAAGCAGCATGAGCGTTTTTCCAGACGGAGGATCTTCTGCATTCTTCCAGCGTGTGACGGCTCCAGATGAGATGCCAAGCTCTTTGGCAAGCGGATTTGGCTTTGTTCCGCGGATTTCGCACATCCGATAAAAACGTTCCCAAAACAACAAATAGAACACCACCTTTTTGTGCAAAAGCATGAATCTCACAAAAATGAGAATATCGTATTGATATCTCACTTTTGTGAGATTATAATATATCTAACAAATGATTCATTCACCTGTTAGACAGAAAGGAAAAACAACATGGAGAGATTTATAGCACCCATGGCTACATGGGAAATCGTGGGCGGCGACCTGCCGCCTGTCCGGGTTCGTGCCCGGACATTCGATGAAGCACTTGCAAAGGCGAGGCTTCGCGATCCCGGCTATTGTGCCGGATGGGTCGTTGAGGAGGACTAAGCGATGGACATCCTGATTAAGCACCAGACCAAGGACGGAGAGATTCATTTCAGCACGGTGGAGTCTTGGAAGCCCACCGAAGACGAAGCGATGATTGAAGCAATCCGGGATTTCAAGAAGACGCACACGGACGCCCGAATTCTTGAAGTCCGAGATGTCACTCTCGGCGCAGGCCGCAACTGGAAAGAATAACCCGCCTGATGATGGCCGCTGGTATCGGCCGAAACCATTTTCGTGGCATCACGAGGATGGTCGCGGGAACCAACACCGCAAACCAAGGAAAGGAAGATTCACATGAAGTATGAAATCTACCAGCTGAAAGAGGACACCATGGATCAGGCAAAACTGCGGTTCATGGCGTCCGATCAGGCCGCACAGCTGGGCGGCATCCACCGGGAGAACTACCGTCTGGTGTACGAGGGTAATGTGGAAACCCGAAAGGACGCACAGCAGACGCTTGATGGCCTGTTCCGCAGATTCAACATAGACAGGCCCACAGGCTTCGAGGGCCACAGCTTGAGCGTGTCGGACATCATTTACCTCGCCGATGGGGAATCCTCCGGCTGGTGGTTCTGCGATGCCTACGGTTGGAAGCTGCTGAGCGGAGAAGAATGGGGGCAGACCTGATGCGCCACTACACAAAAGCGGAGTGGCGCAAGATCCCGGAGGCCTACAAGGGCCGCTGGGAGCCGACGCCGCTCAACCTTGAGCGGGTGAAGAGTGGTGAGCTTCCGGCAGAGTACATCGGCAAACGGAACACCATCGTCAATGACGAGCATCGCGGCACGGTGCTTATCACCGAGGGCGCGCACTTCGTAATCGACGAATGAGCACAATCGCTCAAAGAGGCAATTTAAGCCGCTTTTTGCATCAAACAGCAAATTCCTTGCGGAAGAATCAAAAACGCAAAATAGAGCCATCTGAGCTGCTCTGAGAACTATTTCCGCTGACTCAGAATGAATTGGAGATAATCTGTAACCTTTTGGCGTTCATCATCTGTCAGATTCATCCGCTGTACGGCGGGGTCAACGGTGCGCCCCATGAGGAAGTCCATGGAGCAGTCGAGGGCATCGGCAATTCTGGCAAGGCTATCTGCCTTGAGCATTTTTCCGGAGCGAAGGTTGTACAGGGTGCCATTGCTTAGGTTGGCGCTGTCCATCACGTCCTTTATCTGAACGTTCCTGCTTTTGCACTGAAGTTTGATTCTGTCTGCAAGAGCAATAGAATCGTACAAATTGGTCTCAGTCATTTTGTGCATCCTCACAAAAACCATCTAGTTATGATTTTTACGATTGAAAATCATAAAGTGATGGTTTATAATACACTTGTACAAAACAAATGTCAGATTGAAAGGGTCAGCGCTTTCCATTCAGCGCGTTCCCCGAAGCCCCTCTGCAAAGGGGCTTCAACGTACCACGCAGTACAAACCATGCAAGTTGATTCCTCCTAATGACAGGCATCGCTGCAAAGCGCAGCGCCGATACTGCAAATCGGCGCTGCGCAGGTAAAGCGATTACTCCCCAAGAGCTTCTGCTTAACAGCTTAAAGGCGGGGGAACGCGTTGAATGGTGGGTACTGGCCCTTTTAGTCTATCAAAAATCAAACAAGTGTTCAATACATTTGTTAGATAAATCTTTGTCAGGAAGGAGAAAAAACATGAAGAAAGTTCCGCTGCCAGAGTGGTGCGTGTCAGTCAAAAAAGCGATGGTTGAGCGCGACGATATGAGCGTCACCGAGCTGGCAAAAGAAATCGGGTACTCCCGCGCACACGTCAGTCAGGTCATCAACGGCACGATGGTGCCGTCCGCGAACATCAAGTCCGCGATTGAGTCCTGCCTGAACCTGCGGGCGTGATTTCTTACATCATAAGTTTACCAGAAAGGAGAGTTGTGCGAAATGGCGGTTGATTGCCAGAATATCTACAAAAACGCGCGGAAATCTGCCGGAATGACGCAGGAAAAAGCTGCACAGCTTTTGAACGTGTCAGTTGATTCTCTGCGGGATTATGAGCAGAGCCAGCGCCCGGTACCCAGCGATGTGGCAAGCGGGTGGTTCCTGAGATTCAGTTAAAGGACTTGCCGGAAGCTGTTCTCAGCGTTCTGGCGGCGGTTCAGAGGTTTATCGTAAAGCGCGATGCGATGATAGAGATCGTCGCAGATGGAAAAATCGAAGAGGACGAACAGGCTGAATGGGATGAGATCATGGATCGAATGAACAACCTGTTCGTGGCGATGGCCAATATGCGTTTTTCGAAAGGAGGGCGTCGGACGTGAAAGAATCGTACTTTATCGGCGTGAGCGAAGTGCAGGAAATTGTCGGATGCAGCAAATCCAGAGCCTATCAGTTTATCCAGCAGATGAACAAAGAGCTGGAAGCAAAGGGTCTGCTTACGTTTCCGGGCAGAGTGCCCCGGCGGTATGTGTTCGAGCGGTTCGGCATTACGGAGGTTCAGGATGATGCAAAAGGCAATAATCCCGCTGGTGGCAACAGCGGCGGCGCAACTACTGGTAATCGGAAGCATCGCCGCGGCGTTCGCTTTCCAACCGAAAGAAACGCAGCTCCCGATAGCGATGATTCCTGTGCAAGCTGACATCGAGCAGGGCGAGTGCATCCGGCGAGACCCGGCTCCCTATGAGCCAATTACATACCGTGTGCCGCTGGATGCGGATTTACAGCAGTATACAGCTGAGATGTGCGACTTATACGAAGTTCCGCTGGAGCTGGCCTACGCCGTCATGCAAGTCGAGAGCGGCTATACGGTGAGCGCTACCAGCTCAACCGGGGATTATGGTCTGATGCAGATCAACAGCATCAATGCCGGATGGCTCAAAGATGAGCTGGGAGTCACGGATCTGCTGGATGCCTGCCAGAACATCAAGGCTGGGTGCTATATGCTCGGAAGTTATCTTGCCCTGTACGATGGAGACATCAACCGAACTATGATGGCGTACAACCTTGGGAAGAGCGGGGCAGAAAAGGCTTGGAATGCAGGAACCCGTAGCACTGCCTACACCGACAAGGTGTGGAGCGCAATGGTTGGCCTTTTGGAGGAAGAAAGGGATGTTTCGTAAGGTGATGCAAATGATTCAGGATTACGCGGAGAAGAAGCTGCTGGATGAAGTCTTTGCTACATACCTCGATGTGCAGGATGCCGCAGCTGAGATGGCGCAGGTGCTCCCGTGTCCCCGGTGTGGGAAGCTGACCATGAAGATGCGCTTGCACAGCAACGCTCTTTCCCGTCAGGTTCCGGGCATCACGATTTGTGACCAGTGCGGAACCGAAGAAGCGCTGGATGCAATGGCGGGGAAGCCAAAGGATGCCCATGAATGGGCGCTGGTCAAAACCTACATGAAAGGAGCAAACCTCAAATGAAGCGCAGGGAAAAGAAGCTGAGCGTGATGGATTGGGTACTCGTAGGACTGCTGGACACGCTGGCCGGGGTCGTAGCCGGAGGGCTGATGGCAATATGGCAGTTGCCGAGTGCCTACCGCTGGCGTGGCTACTGGGCAATCGGCGGCGAATGGCTGCTTGTCATCATTGCAATCATCATGGCGGTGCGGCTGACGCACGCATTCCAGATGTTCATGATTTTCGGAGGAAAGAAGCATGGTAAGATGCGCTCGGTGTCACAGGGTCATTACAGATCCGGCGGCAATCGAAGCGGGGTACGGCGCAAAGTGTTACGCCAAGGAGTTCGGCAAGAAGCTGAAATCGCCCGCAAGACCTCGCAAGGGAAAGACCGCTACACAGCCTAAGAGCACCGCTGAGCGCCAAATCATCGGCCAACTCACGGTATATGACATACTCGCCGCACACGAAAAAAGCGCTGACCAGAACGGCCAGCGCGCTACAAATGGATAGAGACCCGCACATTCCGTTGGCGCTTGATGCAGGAACATCAAGCCGGAAAATACAGGTCTCCACCACACACAACCATATTGTAGCATATTCGGTTGAATTTTTCAACAGGTACGAAGCGGCGAGAAAGGACTATCCTTTCTGCCGTTTTTCTATGCAAAAATTAGGAGGTACAACATGGAAAAAGAACTTACTGCCGCCGTAACCACGCAGGAGCCGATGTTAGCCGACAGGCTGATTGTGGTGCAGCAGCTTCCCGTCATCAAGGAACAGCTGCACAGCATCAAGGCTCAGGCACAGGCGTCCGTGGCGGAAGCGCTGGCGCTGGTCTGCACGGAAGAGACCCTTAAAGCGGTCAAGGATCGCCGGGCGGCACTGACCCGCGACCGCAAAGATCTGGATGCCCGGCGCATGGTTGTGAAAAATCAAATCATGCAGCCGTTTGAGGATTTCGACAAGGTTTACAAGGAGTGCGTCACCGATGTCTATGGCCCTGCGGATGAAGCGCTGAAAGGCAAAATCACGGATGTGGAAGCCGGTTTGAAAGCTGACAAGGAGAAGAAAGTGGTTGCTTACTTCGACGAGCTGGTTAAGGCAAACGGGGTCGAGTGGGTCAGCTATGAGGACATCGGTATTGCTGTTACCATGACGGCGAGCCTGAAATCCTTGAAGAGCAAGGTCAAGGAATACGTTGACCGCGTGGTGGCTGATGTGAACTGCATCAACGGCATGGAAAATGCCCCGGAGATCATGGCCGAGTATAAGCTGTGCGGAAGTTTGGCTGTTGCCATTAACAGCGTGAGCCAGCGCAAAGACCGTATTGCCCGGGAAGAAGCCGAGCGCAAGCAGCGTCTGGAAGCCCAGCTTCGGGCACAAGAAGCAGAAAAGGCCGTTCTGGATGTGGCAGAGGAAGAACTGTCTGCGCCTCAGGTCATGGGCGCCGAACCGCCCGTTATGGACGAGCAGGAGACTGAGGACTCCCAGAAGGAGAGCACGGAACAGGTCATGAATGCAAAGTTTGCTTTTATGGGACGCACGTTCCAGTGCCGCGGCACTCTGACCCAGCTGCGGGAACTGAAGTCTTTCGTAAATGACAAAGTCGATGAAATTCAGAAGTACATGGATTCCATTGGCATTGAGAATCAGGAGGTAAATAGCAATGGCTAAAGCAATGCAGCCGCAGAAAATGCGCTTTTCGCAGGCGATCCAGACTCCGATGTACAAAAATCTCGTGAATAACACGCTGGGCGATCCGGCGCGCGGCGCCCGCTTCATTGCCAATATCACTAGCGCCGTTGCTGTCAATCCGGCCTTGCAGGAATGCAACCCGGGCACGATTTTGGCAGGTGCCCTTTTGGGCGAAAGCCTGCTCTTGCAGCCTTCGCCCCAGTTGGGTCAGTTCTATCTGGTGCCCTTTAAGTCCAAGGCGAAGCGTGACCGGCAGGGCAATGTGATTGAGCCTGCAAGCGTAAAGGCGCAGTTTGTGCTGGGGTATAAGGGCTATATCCAGTTGGCACTGCGGACTGGCCAATATAAGCGCCTGAATGTGCTGGAGGTCAAGGCCGGGGAACTGAGCGGATGGGATCCGTTTGAAGAACGGTTCCATGAGATGCACTTTATCGAAGATTTTGAAAAGCGTGCAGCAATGCCGACGGTGGGTTATATCGCACACTTCGAGTATATTAACGGTTTTGAGAAAACGCTGTACTGGACCGCAGACCAGATGATGGCTCATGCGGACAAGTACAGTCAGGCGTTCAGCGCAGCAGCATATAAGAAGCTGCTGAACGGCGAAATCCCGCAGGACGAACTGTGGAAGTACTCCAGCTTTTGGTATAAGGATTTTGACGCGATGTCCAAAAAGACAATGCTGCGTCAGCTGATTTCCAAGTGGGGCATCATGACCGCCGAAATGACCACGGCTTATGAGCGGGACGGGCGCGTTATGATGCCGGACAGCACAGGCAGTGGCCTGTTGCCGGAAGCTGCGGAGTATGCAGATGCCGGGCGGAGCGAGCAGGAACCGCCTAAAATTGAGCGGACAGCCAAAACGATGGACCTGCCGGAGCCGGAAGCGGATGCCGTTGAGGAAGCCGTTGATTTGGCTGCACTCTGATGGTCAAGTACAACATTATCAGCACCGGCAGCGATGGTAACGCCACGATTCTGGAAGATTTTGTGCTGGTAGACTGCGGCGTGCCGTATAAGGCGTTGGAGCCGTATGTTCCGAAACTGAAGCTTGTGCTTCTGACGCATATCCACTCAGATCACTTCCAGAAGCGAACCATCAAGCGGCTTGCCAGTGAGCGACCGACACTCCGCTTCGGGTGTTGCCGCTGGCTGGTGCCGCCGCTCATAGCTGCAGGGGTGCCGGAGCGTCAGATTGATGTACTGACCCCGCGAACGTTGTATGGGTACGGCCTGTGCAATGTGATTCCGGTAATGCTAGCCCATAACGTACCAAACTGTGGGTATAAGGTGCATTTTCCGTCTGGCAAGGTGATTTATGCCACTGATACCAACAATTTGGATGGCATTCAGGCAATCGGCTATGACCTTTATCTGATAGAATCGAACTATCGGGATGAAGATATACAAGCCAAAATCCAAGAGAAAAAGGTAGCTGGGCAGTATGCCTACGAACTGCAGGTGCTCAGAAATCACCTGTCAGAAGCGAAATGCAATGACTTTTTGGCACGGAATATGAAAGCAAACAGCGTTTATATTCCGATGCACGTCCATGTGGACAAGGAGAACGCGCATGATTGTGACAGCGAAAATTGAGAAGCTGGAGAACGGAAAGCTCGTCCTGAAACCCGACGTAGACATCAGCCGGTTTCTGGCCCAGAAGCGCCCCCGGCGGGTAGAAGTCCGTCTGGATGATGGGCGAACCATTTCCGCAGACCAGCGCCGCAAGATTTTCGCTATTATCCGAGACATTTCTTTGTGGTCAGGGCAGGAGCCGGAAGAACTTCGGCTTTATCTGGAATGGGATTTCTGCTCCCGCTGCCTGCGGGAGTGGTTCTCCCTCTCGAATTGCGATATGACCACGGCCCGAGAGTTTATTACATATCTGATTCAGTTTTGCTTCCATTGGGGGGTGCCCACAAAGGACAGCCTGCTCACCCAGACGGACGATATTGGCAAGTACCTGTATCTCTGCCTTGAAAATCGCCGGTGTGCAATTTGCAACCAGCCTGCAGAGGTGCACCATGTTGACCGCGTGGGCATGGGTCGAGATAGAGAAGCTATCGTCCATGTCGGGCTGAACGCGATAGCCCTTTGTCGGCGGCACCATGAAGAAGCGCACCGCAGAGAAAAAGCCCTGTTTGCTGATTACCATATCTATGGCATCAAGCTGGATCGGCATCTATGTAAAGTGCTTTCGCTCAATCAAAAACCGAAAGGGGAGGTGGAGCGTGGCGAATGATTACATAAAACTGTGGGTGAAGGATTACAGAGCATTGCTAGAACCGTTCAATGAAGCGGAACGGGGCCGAATTCTATGGGCTATGATGGATTACAAGGAAACTGGTTCAGAACCGAAGTTTCTGGGGAATGAGCGCTTTGTTTGGGCAGCGATAAAAGCCAAAATCGATGCTTCCAATGAAGCATACGAGCGTCAGGCCGCTGCCAATAGGGCAAACGGCGCCAGAGGTGGCAGGCCTCGCAAATCAAAAGAAACTCAGGAAAACCCAGAAAACCGAATGGGTTTTGAAGAATCCACAACTGAGGAAAACCCAGAAAAATCAACCGGCCCGCCTGATGACACCCCGGAAAGCTACTGGGTCTGGGCTGGATGCGACAGTATGCTTACGCCCTACATGGCAGCAGAATTTCGGGATTTGCGAGAAACCGGGGTGGAAGACGCTTTGGTGGTTGCTACGTTGGAAGAAGCGATGCGCCACCAAGCGAAGCACCCATGGTGCTATGCTAAGCGCCTGCTCGATCAGGCGGCGGCGCAGCATGTTACAACGTTTGCAGAGTGGGAAAAAACTCACATCAAAAATAAAGGAAATCGGGTTGACCGAGAAACGCCGAGCGGAAACAACATTCTAGGTCTTACTGACAGCCTTGGACGAATAAAGAGAAGACCGTTCAAAAAACAGGATGTTCCGCAGGGCAAAGGGGGCGATTCCAATGGGGAGTGATGTTCGCCATGTCCGGGGTGAAGCACAGAAGGAACTTGTAAAAAAGTTTGAAGTGTTTTCGAGCAATGGTCGGTCACGCTGGCAGGTCTGGAGCGATTGGATCACCATGAGTGCTATTGCGGTGTCCAATGCGACAGATCGGAGCCACTTTGACGAACGCGAGAAGCAGTACTTATCAATCGCAGGAAAATACACGCGGCCGGAAATGGAAGCATTTACGGAAATGCTGGCCTTGTTGGTCGTGGCACTAGAGGACAACCCGGAACAGGACTTCCTTGGCGAGTTGTATATGTGCTTGGGGCTTGGAAACGACCATGCAGGACAATTCTTTACGCCCTATCACCTGTGTGAGTTCATGTCCGCAGTAACGACCCCCGCAGAAGAGTTTCAGCAGAAAATCGGAGATAGGGGATGGGTTGCGGTCTGTGATCCGACCTGCGGCGCTGGGGCCTTGCTGGTGGCGTTCGCAAACGAATGCAGAAAGAAAGGCATCAATTATCAGACGGATGTGCTGTTTGTGGCGCAGGACATTGACTACATCGTGGGCATGATGTGCTATCTGCAAATGAGTCTGCTTGGAATGCCGGGGTATGTTGTTATCGGTGATACGCTTGCAAACCCGTCTACGTCTTATGACAAAAGAGGGCTGCTTCCAGTTGACAAAGGGAACGTCTGGTATACGCCGCTGCTCAGGATCCCGGTTTGGCAGTATCGAATCTTTATGGCGCAGATGGAGCTGGTCACTCAGCCGATAAAGGAAGAGCGTGCTGCAGATGCGCCAAAATCCGAACCACAGAAAGCCCTTGAAGCCACAAAAAAGAGTAAGCAACCAAAAGATACGGAAAAGCCCAAAACCGCTAAAATACCGCCCAAAGAGCCGGAGCAGGAACCGGTGTTCTCTGAGGGCAAGGGCGGGCAGTTGAGCTTTTTCTGATAGGAGGACAATATGGATTCCACCACACACACCACAACCACAGTAGAGTTCGTCGATTGGCGGACCAAGGCAAAAGAGAAGTTGGAGGCAGAGGACAAGCTGTTCAAAGGCGGGCGCGCCGCCGCGAGCGTTCAGAGCTATGTGCTGCGGGCACTGCTGAACTTTGCAGATCAGGAGCCGCGCTTCGCTGAGGTCGTTTGTAACACGGAGCGCACGTTCTCTGAATGCTGCGCGGCAGTCGTGCACAATGCGGGAGAGGTTCTGTCTGACCTTGAAGCGTATCGCAAGGCCGTGCAGTTCTACTTCCCCAATGCTGAAATCTCGTTTTCGATGAACATCAATCTTACCGGAACGCCGCCGACGGAAGAAGAGATGCGGGCGCCGGCAACCATTAAACCGGAGAACGCCACCCCGAATATTCCGAAACCGCAGGAGCCGGCAAAGGAGAAGCCCGACCAAAAGAAGCCGAAACCGGAGAAAAAGCCTGCAAAGAAGAAAGAGAAGCAGAGCGAGGATTCGATGCAGCTTTCCTTGGAGGGATGGTTCTGATGATTTTGGGATTCAAGGGATTCAAGCCGGGGCTGGTCGCAACGCTTGGAAACGGAAAATTCCAGTATGTTCCGAACGAGCTGAATGAGACGAAAAAGGCCATGTGCGCCAGCACCGGGTTCCATTATTGCTTAGACCCGTGGGATTGCCTGAATTGGTACACATGGAACGGCAAGAATGAGTTTTGGGCAGTTGCGGCCGGGGGCGATGTTGACGAGGATGGCTACGGAAGCCGGAGCAGCTGTACGAAGCTGGTTCCTCTCCGCAAGCTGACAGCAGAAGAATTTTTGCTGATGCACGCCAACTATGTGTTTGAGCATCCTGCGGAGAAGTTTGAGGACAGCTATAAAGGGCCATTTCATGTCGCATATGGCCGGGATAAGAAGCTGGCCGGAGAACTGGGAGAATGGCTCTGCTTCATCATCCAAGATCAGCAGGAGTCCATCTGCATTGCACAGCCGATTGACGGCGTGAAGATTTTGCCGGGGAAGAACTACACGGCAGAGAGCTTGGAGGCGGCACACAATGAAAAAGGCTGAAGAATTGAAACTTTATGCGCCGGAACCGAAACGGCCAGAGCTGGATGCGGCACTGTGTATGTCAGTTGCCGAGGGGCAGGGCATGGGCCGCTACATCGAGGGAAAGGTGCTGACGGTGGCCGTCTGGGACAAAAAGGAAAAGCCGCTGGTCGTGTGGCGCTTTTTCGGGGATTACTGGACGGGGGAGCTTCGCGGGAACGAGAACCCGACTAAAGGCGAGCTTTCGCCGCGTCAAATTGAGGTCAAGCCATGCCAGTGCTTGACATGGAGGACCGAAGTGCCGGCCACAAAAGGAGAATCGGAACTCCTGCAGAACTATTTTGATGACTGCAGACCGGGATATCTGATTGGCATTGTAGAAGATGCACTGTCGGCTCATGCTAGGAAGAAGCGCGAAGAGCGCAACGCACGACAGGCGGCTGAGACCAAGAAGCTCTTTGAGAATCTGCCGGAGCCGCCGGAAGATCTCAGTAAACAAGTTTTGAAAGTGTGCAGTGATGCGGGCTTTCTCTGGGTCACCAATGATAAACAGAACGTAATCGAACCCGGCGGCGTTGAGAAGAAAATCTCGATTCAGCGGGCAAGGTGCGATAGCTGCGGTGGTGAATATACGCTGTCGGAACTGCTCAAACACAAGAGCACAGCGACGTGCGAGTGCTGCGGGGAGAAAATGCAGGTTCGCAATACCCGCTATTCGGTCAAAAGGTTATGGGCCGCAAGGACATTCCTTTGGAGCAAGCCGCAGGGGGATGGAGTCTGGATTCGCCGCTATCTGGTGTATTTCGATTTCAGAAATCATCGGGCAGAACCGGAATTTCACGGCCGTGGAATCTGGTGGACGGACGGAAAGACCATCAAGCAGTGGAAACGCGACTGGGGCGAAAAAGCTCAGTATATCATGTGCCAGCGCCCGAAGCTGTCCGCGATGCTGCTGGCCCCCTCTGGCCCGTATCAGCCGTACACGCTGGCATCCCACACTGACCAATTTGAGAGTGATGTTCGGAAAGTGTTGAAATCTGAATGGATGTACCAGTACGATAATCACCTCAATTTTCCGTGGGAAGTTCGGCAGTGGGAAATTGTGAATCGGTATCCGATGGCCGAAAGCCTTGTCAAAACGGGCTGGGCTGACGCTCTGTGCTCTCAGGTGTACGACGAATATGAGCACAGCACCCGCATCAATCTTCGCGCAGAAACCTATTACGGCGTGTTTGGCTTGAACCGTCAGGAACTGGCCGCAGTCTCGCAGAGCAAAAAGTCGTTCCGCGAGGTGGATAATGCGCTGGAATGGAAAGAAGCCGGCCTTGCAATCAATGGCAAGAACATGGCGATGACGGCTAACATCCGAAAACTCTCAGGAATGGCCAAGACATTGCAGGAAAGCGGAATGACGCGGAGCCTGAAATATCTCCGTCAGCAGACAAGGCGAGCCACCGGAAGCTACAACGGCCAGATTGCTCTTCAAGTTGCATCGGACTGGCTGGACTATCTCGATATGGCCGGACAGATGAAGATGAACTTGAATCTTGAAAAGGTTCGTTTCCCGCTGGATCTTAAACGCCGCCATGATGATTTGGCTCTGGAGCGCAATAAGCGGCGCCGAAAGGATGCGCTGAGAGGTGCTGCAAGCAGCATCAAAAAGGATGCCAAGGAACTGGAAAATCAATTCCATATCGAGAACATCTACAAGAAAATCCGCAAAATCTACGAGTACGATGGAGCGGAATACATCATTCGGGTACCGGATGGAGCAAAGGCCATTTTGAAAGAAAGCAGATTTCTTGACCACTGCATCCAGCGCGGAACCAGATACTTTGAGCGCATTGCCAAACGTGAGAGCTACATCTTCTTCATGCGGCGCAAGGCTGACCCGAATACCCCGTGGTATACCTTGGAGGTGGAACCGGGCGGCACTGTCCGCCAAAAGCGCAGCTATAACAACGACCAGTACGCCGATTTGGAGGACGCGAAACCGTTTATTGCGGAATGGCAACAGGTCGTGCAGGGCCGCATGACAGCGGCGGAAATTGACTTTGCACGGCAGTCCAAGGAAATCCGTGCACAGGAGTTTGCAGAACTCAAGGAAAACGGAAACATTATCCGCACGGGAGCGAATGCTGGAAAGCTGCTCGTGGATGAACTGATGCACGACTTGATGGAGGTGGAAAAACGTGTCGGCTAAAATTGAACTTTCTCTCGCGCCCGCCAAAGCAAAAGGTCTTTCGGAAGATGAGCGTCTGGATTTGGGGCGCCTGCTCCTGAAAGCAGGATACCGAGTTGATATTGTACGCCGCCGTCCAAACGCCAACCCAGGCACCCAGTACGAGTACTATATGATTCTGGACAAGGGGGATAGCAATGCCTGATACCCGCAAAGGACACAACCCCAGCGGTGCGCCGGACCCCACCCGGGCGCGTGCTGAAAATAACATCCAGAAGGACGAGAAACGGGTGCATGATCTTATTCACGTTCTGCGGTATGTGGCAGATGCCGCAGGGTTTGAGATTGCAGAGCGCATTGTCCTGATCGACAGTCAGTCGGGGAGGATCTATCGGTGAACAGAACAAAAAACGAATTGGCGGATTACGCATGGAATCCTGTAACAGGATGTCTGAAAGACTGCCGATATTGCTACGCAAAAAAGAGCGCTTTACGCTTTGCCAGCGACTGGAGACGAAATCTTGCAGAACGTCCGAAGGTTCAGCAGGTCGGAGCGAACCTCTTTGAGCTGGACGCTCCATGGGAAACCACGAATAACCGCTTTCTGAACAACCCAACCGGATTTATGCCCACGATACATAAGTATCGCATGGATTGGCCACAAAAGGTCAAAGTGGGCTCAACCATCATGGTATGCACGGACGGCGACTTGTTTGGTCCGTGGGTGCCGGAAGATTGGATTCTTCAGGTATTCGCTGCGGCCGAAATGGCACCCCAGCACCAGTACATTTTCTTGACGCAGTACCCGGTGAGATATCAGAATCTTGCAAACCATGGGGCACTTCCACAGAAAAACAATTTCTGGTACGGCTCTACCGCAACGATTCTGTCAGACAGCGTGTGGGCAAACGAAAAGTATAATACGTTCGTAGCCATAGAGCCGCTTCTCGGACCGTTTGAAGGCGATGCAACAAAAACGTTCCGAAAGCTGAAATGGGCAGTTATTGGAGCGGAAACAGGCCAAAATGCCGAAAAGGTTATTCCAAAGGCTGGATGGATACAGGACATTCTGACATCGGCAGATGCAGCTGGTACGCCGGTGTTTATGCGGAGCAACATGGAAAGCATAGTGGGCGCTGAGAATATGCGCCGGGAAAAGCCTGCGGCATTTTTGCAGAAAATCCCGACAGTGGAACAGAAAAAGCGGCTGTGGGAACATTGCACCGTTTGCGGCAAGTACCGGCCTATGAAGGAAATGTACGCCCTGCTCCTGCGCAGAAAGCGTGGCGATAACCCGGAGCGGGTGGCTTATATGTGCCCTGAATGCTATGGAAAATTCAGCATGAAGCACTTTGAGAAAGGAGAAAAGGAAGATGAAGTTTGAGCGAAGCGAACTTGGAGCGCTGTTTTCCAAGTTGCGCACGGCGGTGCCGGAGGTTCGGGCGGTGGGCACTGATGATGCAGGAATCCTGTTGAGCGGCTCCAATGCATACGCCACCAATCTGGAACTGAGCGTCCGTGCCGGTCTGTCCAAGCCGGTTGAGCAGGATGTGGTGGTTCCACCGCGCGGTGTTGATTTTATCAGCGGCACGGTAGCACCGGAAATCAGCATCGAGGCCGATAAAGGAATCCTTACCGTGAAATCCGGCACGGCCAGGGCACGCCTGAACACAACGCCGGCAGAGAACTACCCGGAGTTTTCTGGCCCGGGCAATGATGCAAAGCGGTGTATCGTGGGGGCCAACGATTTAAGCTGGGCAATCTCCAAAGTCCTCTATGCGGTGTCGAAGGACGAAAAACACCCTGCGCACCGTGGCCTGTGCTTCTCTCGGAAAGGCGAGGATGTGCTGGAAATCTGTGCGCTGGATGGATACCGGATGGCGATTGCCAGAATCAATTGCACAGCTGATGGTGATTTTCGCTTTACGCTTCCTGCGGCCACGGCAAAGGCAGTTGATACGCTTTCTATGGATGGTAGCGTGGAAATTGTGCGTGACCGGAAAAAGGCTGTTTTCAGTGACAGCAATTTCGAGGTGAAGTCCCGCCTGATTGCGGAACCGTTCCTGGACTATGGTAAGGTTGTGGCCCAGAGAAATGAAGGAACCCGAATTGCGCTTGACAGAAAAGAACTGCTGGGCGTTCTGGGTCGCGTCAAGCTGGCCCGGTCTGCAGACGCAAAGGAAAAGAGCGTTCTGGTAATGGACCTGGAGCCCGGCGGCACCGGCAGAGCATCAATGCGCAGCACGATCGCGCAAATGAATGAGGAGTTTTCCTTTAGCGGAAAGTTGGAAGACCCCTTGCGAATCGGCTTCAACCTTGAATTTCTGAGCGAGGCTTTGAAGTCGATGGAAGAGGACGAAGTCAGTGCATGGGTAGTTGGGCCGCTGTCCCCTGTAAAGCTGATTGAACCGCAGTATGAAGCGCTGGTGCTTCCCGTTAAGGTAAGGGGTGAAGCATGATGCAGGATAGAACTTTTCGCGGGCAGTCTGCAGATGGCGTTTGGCATGAAGGATTCCTGATTCGCTCCCCGGGTGTGAAGAACAGCCGCCCGGGTGAGGGCTGGTACATCAACTCCGAGCAAGAGCCGGCATACGCCCATCTGGTCAAGCCATTTACAATCGGCATGAGCACTGGCGTAAAGGACATGGAAGGAACGATGGTCTTTGAGGGCGACATCATCAAAACCACCGGCTCCAACGAGCGGATTTTCTCTGTGGAGTTTGGCGAGTACATTGCCTATGGCGTGAGCCATATCGGGTTCTACGCAAAGATTGCTGGCAAGAACTCACGCGACTACAACCCGTGCTGTCTTCGGGCGTTGCTCTACATTGGAAAAGTGGTTGGAAACATGAGCGACACACCATACCTGATGAAAGAAGCTGGAGAGGAGCAGAAAAAATGAAATGGACTGAAACAATTACCCCGAAGCAGGCAGTCGAAGAACTGGGCGTGCCCTATCACGGCTGGATGCGCGAGATGGATCGGGCGTGGATCAGCGAAGACCAGAAGTACAGCGTGATGTCTCGTTTGCTCCGCACGGAATGGGGCAAGGTCGAACACGTCACGATTACGGCGGCAGAGGGCGTTGGCCGGAGTGACGGCAACGGGGATATCCCGTGGGCCGTCAAGATGGAAATTAAAAACGACCTGTTCGGCGAGAAGCGAGTTGCCGTCGAAGTGTTCCCAACGCAGGACCGGTTGGTGGACGTCTGCGACTGCTATCACCTCTGGGTGTTTGAGAAAGGTTTCCAGCTTCCGTTCGGCATCCACCCGCGCGATAAGAAAACGGTGACGGTCAATCGCGGCAGTACCAGAGTTCGGGCCATTGACGGCGCAGGACGCGAACACAGCATCAAAGAGCTGCTGGAAGAGAATGGTGCGGCGGACGTTCCTAAACAGGTATATGCACAGGCTATGGCCGGGTATATGATGAAAAATCTTCTGGGAGGGTGATGCAAAATGTGGCTTTGGATTGTGCTGGTGGTTCTGGCGGTGATGGCTGCACTTCTGATTTATGCGGCGTGCTGCGTGGATGGTGATATAGACCGCCAGAGCGAAGCGCACCCGCCGAAACCAGAGAAAGGACGAGACGATGGCAAAGTATGAGATGCTTATCACTGCATCCGGGAAACGTGGCTCTGCACTCCTGCCGTGCGTTGTTGTCGATGAAAAGGGCATTAAGCGTGCTGCTGTACGAGCTAAGGCGATGGCCAGAGCTTGCTACCCGGAGTATGAAAAATTCAATGTGGTGAAGATGAAGGTGATTTCAGATGAATGAAAAGGGATTGATGGAACAGTCGAACGCAGCGATTAAAGCGGCGCTGGAGCTGTACGCGGCTGACCATGGGAAGTTGAACGATGGTGACAGCTTTACGACAAAGCTCAATAACTGTGTGCTCACCATTTCGCTGAAAGATGGGAGCTTGAACGTGCAGTTTGACCCGGACGCAGACGTCGCGGTGGACACCCCGTACACACTGGACATAAAGCTCGACATTTATAAGGAGGAAGACAATGGCTGAGTACATCAACCGTGAGGACGTATTGAAATGCCTGGAGTATAACACGATTCAGAAGCCGAGTGCGAATGATGTTGTTTCTGCGACTCTCCGGGTAGCGCGGGAAAAGGTCGAGAAACTTCCTGTTGCACAGGAAGGAGCGCTATTTTCTTTCTGGCGCGACCCCGACAAGGATCCGCCGAAAGTTGAGACGGACGTGCTGATTCTGTTTGAAACAGCCTGCGGCGGATATGGGATTACGACGGCCCACTACGAAGATGGCACTGTTTTGTTCGAAAAAAGCAAGTTCTACTGGGAAGATATTTTCGAGTGGGGCACCTATGATGAAGAGCATGACGATTATCTCATTCCCAAAGGCTGGTGGGAATATCGCCATTTCAACCCGGAGGATGTTTACAATAACCGCGTGGATTCTCCTGTGGTCGGTTGGATGCCTTTGCCACCGAAGGAGATGACACAGAATGGCAATCAATAAGAAAACCCGTGAGGCGGTATACCGGAAGTACGGAGGTCGCTGCGCATATTGCGGCAGGGCGATTGCCTACAAAGATATGCAAGTAGATCACTTCCGACCGTTGCGGGTGTGGGATGAAGTAGATGGCGCGGCAGATGATATTTCAAACCTTATGCCCGCCTGCCGGATGTGCAACCACTATAAGCGCGCAAACTCCCTGGAAGTATTTCGCCGGTATATTGCCGAGATCCCCCGTAAGCTGCGTGATAACTATATTTATAAAATTGGCGTAGCTTACAGGAATATTATTGAAAACGAAAAGCCGATTAAGTTTTTCTTCGAAACTGAGGAGGCGAAGACCAACCCTGAATATGCTATTACGAGCCCGGAGGACATGGCCCATTATTTGATGGATTTTTGCCATTGCCACTTGGCAACCGGAAATGGTTGCCCGGGCTGCCCGTTTGATAAACCGACCAGCGACAACGGGGATGGAGAGTGCCGTTTATATGTCCCCGACGACTGGGATTTTTGAGGAGGTATAGAATGGATAAGCAAAAGATTAAGAGTGTTCCGAGGCTGACGACCGACAACCCGGTGGACAATTTTCAGACTGCCCTCAACTTTACTGACGTCAGCGAGGACGGCTGGGTATGGTTGCGGCAACCTGAAATGGCACTGACCGAGTACGCGCGGCAGCTCGTCAAGGGCCATGGCAGCAGCATCGATTTAAACTGCAACGATATGGAACTCTCCGAAAGCCTGACCGATCACCTCTTCGATGACCCAAAGCAGAGCATCGATGGACTGATTGCAGAGCATTACACGATTTTGTGGGCCTACGCGACCCTGCGGGAAAAGCTCAAATGGTACGAGGATGCAGGAATCCCGGTCATTCCTAACTACGGTCTGAGCACCATCCGGCGGGCAATCAATCGGTACGGCACCACCCCGCAACTCCAGATGGCGATCAAGGAAATGTCAGAGCTCACGAAGGCAATCTGCAATCTCCAGCGGGCCGTAACCTTCAACTACCGCAACGGTGCGAAGATCAAGGTCGCCCACGAGAGCGTCAAGGAAGAAATCGCGGATGTTTACATCATGCTGGCGCAGCTCGTTGAGATCGTCGGCAAGCCTGAAGAGGTACAGCAGATCGTGCTCGAAAAGCTCGAACAGCTCAAAGGCGACCTGGACGGCGGGGAGGTGCAAAGTGAGTAAAGCTGTTTTACTGAGCATCCGGCCAAACTGGTGCAAGATGATCTGGGCAGGAATGAAGGAAGTCGAGGTGCGCAAGACTTGCCCGACACTGGAAACACCGTTCAAGGCGTACATCTATTGCACCGGTCACGATGGCTGGGTTATGAAGTCGCCCAAGGCTGGCGTGCAGAAAATGGACAGCAGAGTGATCGGCGAGTTCACCTGCGACAAAATCGACAAGCTCGTCCACGTCGGAACGATGATGGACATAAACATTTTGACATCGGACGGGTGGTATAAACCGGCAGATGCACTGCTTCAAGCCGCCTGCCTGACCGAAGAAACCGTTAAAAAATATCTGCAAGGTCGTAATGGCTACGGCTGGCACATCTCTGACCTGAAGATTTATGACAAGCCCAGAGACCTTAATGAATTTTCAAGATTTGGTTTTTTGGGAATGGGCAGATCAAATTGTGTTTGCGGAAATCGGCGTTGTGAAAACTATGAACCGTCTTATCACTACATGATTCCACCGACTTGCAAAATCGACGGATGTTCCATTTGCCGCCCGCCTCAAAGCTGGTGCTATGTGGAGGATGCAGAGTGTACGTCATGAATAAAAAATGGGACTCCATCACGAACATTGCCCAGTGCACCAGCGTGTATGTGAGTCCTGAGCATGAAATAAAGGCGGTACCCACTGGAGGCGGAAATGTCTATCGTCTGGGGCAGTATGAAACAGCGGAAATCGCCCGCGCTGTCCTGAATGACCTGTATATGCACATTCCGACTGGCTGCATCTATCAGATGCCGAATGACCAACGAGCACGGGTGCTGGTCCGCGGCATGAGCGATGAACGGCCTGAAAAGTTTGCTGGGAACGGCAAGAAGCCGGTGCGTAGGGGAGGATCCTGATGGCAAAGAAACATCATTGGGGTCGAAAAGACAGGCCGCAGAGGGTATGTAATCCTGATACTTGCCCCAATTGTATGTACGTCGGAGAGGGTGACAGCTGGTGCGACAAAATCGGAAAAATCGTTCTTTCTGACTGGGAGCCTACAGAGTATTACATGGGGTGCTGCAAGAAAGGAAAAGAAAAGTGACCGCATTAGAGATTTTCAAAACTATTTTGAAGTGGCTTCAGATTATGGCAGTGAGCTATGCAACTGGGGTGCTCATTGTGTCTGAAATTCCTAAAAGAAAAGCACCACTATGTGACAAGTGTGCCCATCTGCGCTTTAAAAGGGCAAAAAACGATGTGTGCTGCAGATATGTCTGCAATTTTTGGGATCTGCCACCCTTTGACGATCCCCCAGAGTTTTGCAATAGATTTGAGGAGAGAAAATGAAAGCACACGTTGAACCTAAAAGCCGGGAATGCCCGTTCTGTGGTGCACCGACCTATGAAGTCGTGAGCGTCACGGGCATGAAATGCGTTCGGTGCACCAATAAGAAAAACTGCGGTGCAATCGTCAGTTTCAACAACAAGGACTGTGATGAACGCGGTGTTTCGCCGGTGGTGTACTTCAATCGGCGGGCAGGAAAGGAGTGAATAAGGGTGCCGTGCTATGAGGTCGCAATCGAAGCAAGAAAAAATGATACGGCAGAAAAATGTATGTTTTCTGCATGGATTCGTGGAGAAAACACTCCGAAAGCCGTAGAAGAAGCCTTGCAGAAAGTAGCTTATGAACACCCCAATTTTGGAATGCTGCGCCCGGTATGCGTAGAAGAGCAAAAACTGGTAGCAGCGTATTGGAATGGAACATCGGCACCTCGCCGGCAGTGGAAAACAGTTCATAAGTATAAAGTGGAATATAGATCCCCAGTGAGTAAGGAACTGCTCAAAAAATCTTATGTGTGGGCAGTATCCGCAGAAGAAGCTGTGGGCTATGCAAAAGAGAACGTTGGAATTTCGGGACTTATAGTGAATGCGGAGGAATCTAATGAATCTGATTCGTGAAATTTTCTTTAGTCCGATGGTCGTGGATGCGGCCGGAATTATCCTGATCGTGGCCGCATTGCCCATGGCGGGCTGGTCCTGGGCTGTGAATCACATGGCGGGCCCGAAGGTCAAAAATGCAAAGGAGGGCACATGAAAGCACATCTGGCGTTCCTGTGCAATGGCCGGTGTCAGTGGTGCAAAAGCCGTTGGGACTGCGGCAAAGCGAGAAGATTCCTAGCAAAAATTTTCGGGTGCAAAGATTGGAGATGGCAAAACAGATGAAGAACATTCGCCAGCAGCGGGCTGATGAACGGGATAAAGCGGCGCAGATCTTCACTTGGTGTATGGTGGTGGCTATGCACCAGGAAGAGGGCATTGGAGCCACACGCTTGGAGCGGGCCTGTAATGAGATGCACGAGTTTCAGCAGCGGTATAGGACAAAAATCCTGACCGAGAACCGCAAGAGTGCAACGGATGCCATGCGGGAGGACTTGAAAGGCATCTGTGATTTTGAGGTCCGGCTTCCGCAGACCAAGGCTCCGCGCAACCGCAGGGAAGAGCAGCTCCGCATGGCCCAGAACGAGGGCGCAGAGATCGCCTGGCTGGTTATGGCGGCAACAACGCACCTGACCTTCGGCTTCGGCAAGGAACGGCTTGCCCGCTTGAAGCAGGAAACGCTGGATAACTACCGGCAGTACATCGGATGGGTAGAGCAGGATGGTGAAGCCTATGCAATGGAACTGCTTCGCCGCTGTTCGGAACAGGCTTTGCAGGAAGAACTCAAAATCAACGATATGCGGGAAAGCAAAGGTCATATCCTGCCCGGCGGCTCCGCAGAAGCCCAGAGGGCAGATATGCTGCGGGCAATGGAGGCCGTATCGGCTAAGATGGCAGCAGAGCGCGGCATTACCCGCCAGCCGCTGGCCGTTTTGAGCCAGAGTGAAATTTCCCGCCGCATGAGCGCAATTTGAGCAAACAAAAAGAGGACTGCTTGCGCAATCCCCCGAGAAAAGCAATTCTATTATACCTAAATTGATGGATTTTGGCAACGTAGAACAGGAGGATGCGCAAAATGACTATCCCGGAAGATATGATGGCGTTCATCGAAGAAACTGCCCGCAAAGCTGCCCGCGAGGGTGCAAAGGACGTTGTGGCCGAGCAGGCCCGTAAAGCCGCAGGCCGGTGTGACCGCCGGTTGCGGAACACGAAGTTGCTCCTGAAGAACTACCGGATGTTCAAAAAACATTGCACGGGTGCGGTCTATACGGACGAGGCTGGCGAACATGATGGTCAGGAGGAAGAAACCGCACTGGAACTGCTGGACATGATGCTCCAGCGGAACAATGCCATTACGGTTGAATCCATCCGCAACAGCTGCCGGCGCACTAAAATCATGATTCGCCATATCGATGCAATGCTTGGCCTGTACGAAACCTACTGCGCCCAGAGCGACAATGAAGCTCTGAAGCGGGGCCTGCGCATCATCAAGGCCATGTACATTGACGAGACCGCCAAGCCTGTGGAGCAGATCGCAATGCAGGAAAACGTGAGCGCCCGGCAGGTTTACCGTGACCATGATGCAGCAGTGGATAAAATCTCGATGCTGATGTTTGGTATCGACGCATTGGAAATGTCTTAGCTCGATGTCAAAAAGATGTCATGGACGTGTCACGGCAAAAGTGGTACAATGATACCGTAAAATTCTAATCATAGCGCATTGCCCGCCCGGTTTCGCCACCGGACGGGTATTTTTATGCCCAGAAAGGAGGAAAGATACCGCCGCTCCCTAATTTGTTCCGCAACGCCAGCGGAAAAGCAAAGAAGGGAGAAAAAATGAATCAGCAAGTAGTGTATCAGGATATTTCGCAGATCCATCCCTATGAGAACAACCCCAGAAACAACGAAGCAGCCGTTGGTCCGGTAGCCCAAAGCATCAAGGAATTTGGATTCCGGGTGCCCATCTTGATTGATGGAAAAGGCACGATCATTGCCGGACACACCCGCTATGAGGCCGCAAAACGGCTGGGCATGGACAAAGTGCCCTGCATCCGGGTCGATGACCTGACGGACGCGCAGATTAAGGCATACCGCATTGCAGACAACAAGGTGGCAGAGGCATCCTCTTGGAATGATGATGTGCTCCGCGCCGAAATGGATGCACTGCAGGCGCTGGATGTGGATCTGAGCAGCACCGGCTTCAGTGAAGTGGAACTTGATGGCCTGCTCCGGGATGTGGACGATTCCGATTTTGAGGAGTTCTTCACAGAGCCTGTCCAACAGCCGCCCAAAGCGGCCGATACAGACCCGGGCCCCGAAAGCCAGCAATCTGGACAGCCTGCACCCTTTCAGCCCGCTACGGCGCAACAGAGCGGCTCTAAGCTTATCCAATGCCCGCACTGCGGAGAATGGTTTGAAACATGAGGCTGTGTTTGGCGGGAACATTCCCGTCAGAGAAGATCGTGCGGAAAAACAGACCGGAGTACGTTCTGGAGAGCTTTTTCTATATCAAGCCGTGGCAGGTCGAGGAAATGCCGAAGTGGAAGATGTTCCTGCTCGACAGCGGGGCATTCACGTTTATGCACGGGGTGGAGGCTTCATCAAAGCCGGTAGACTGGGACGGGTACCTAAGCAGGTATATCGACTTCATCAACCGCCACGATGTGCAGCACTTCTTCGAGTTGGATGTAGATATCATCGTAGGCTATGATGCAGTAAAGCGCATGAGGGCCCGCCTTGAAGCTGAAACAGGCAAGCAGAGCATTCCTGTCTGGCACCGTTCCCGCGGTCTTGACGAATTCAAGCGCCTGTGTAGGGATTATCCCTATATTGGTATCGGCGGCTTCGCAATCAAGCACATTCAGCCCAGCGAGTACGGCTACATCAAACGGCTGGTGCAGTATGCGAACGCCTGCGGGGTGCGGGTGCACGGCCTGGGCTACACCAAAAAGGATGCAGTTGACTTTGGCTTTTATAGCGTGGACAGCACCACATGGACTACACAGGTCAATTTTGGCGGCTTGTCCTACTTCAACGGCTCAGAAATGGTTGTGGTCAGGCCCCCGAAGGGCATGATAGGCGCAGACTACCGGATTCGCCGAGAGTATGCGCTGAAAGAGTGGATCAAATACCAGAAGTACCTTGATACGAAAGGAAAATGGCGTGGATAAAGATATCGTATACCGCGTTGAGGATGGCATGGACAGAGAAAAAATTCTCTGCACCACCTACCAGATGCGGAATTTTTATATGCAGTTCAGAGACGGTTTCTTCACCAATCTGGACGTAATGAACTATATCCAGCACCTTGCCGCCGCCCACATGGCGAAGAAAGGCATGAACGTGCTGGATGTGTGCTGCGGCCGCTCTCTGATGCTCCCGCTGCTGCGCTACTACGCAAAGGATATTGCATCCTATACCGGCGTAGATATCAGCAAAGCAAACATCAAAGAGGCTATGCGCGGCGCAACCGCAAAGAACCTTGAACCTAAAGATCTGACTTCCTACTACCCGTTCCGGGTGGGTTGGAAGCTGGGCAACGTTGCTGAGATGTCGAAAGTCATCCCGGCGGGGTTTGCCGATTTTGTGATTTACACCTCTGCCATTGAGCATATGCACCCTACGGACGGCGCAAAAAGCCTTGCAGAATGCTACAAGGTGATGAAGCCGGGTGCAAAGATGTTTCTCTCCTGTCCGAACACCCCGGGCAATGGGTATCAGACCCAGTACCGCGCTCATGTCTACGAGTGGGGCTACGATGAACTGAAAGCCAAGCTGGCCGAAATCGGATTCAGCATTGTGCAGGAGGTTGGACTGGTCACCAGCGTCCGAGAGATGGACGAGTTCTATTCCAAGCAGGAACCGGCGTTGCGGGACTTTTACTCCCGGATGAAAGCCTATGTCCCGTCTGCATTCCTTACAGCCTTTATGGCAATTCCGTTCCCGCGTGAAGCAAAAGAACTCCTGTTCATCGTTCAGAAGCCGAAAGGAGAAGAAAACAATGGCTAAGTTTGAAAATCGCTACGGCGTGCGTAAAATCGTCTATAAGCAGAAATGCCGGTGCTTCTGCCCCATCGGAAAGGCAGACTACACCAATGAATTTACCGTGACCATGGAGCCGGCAGAGATTATCCCGGACTACTGCGAGATCGACAAGTTCATCCGCGAATGTCTGGAAGGCGAAAGCCTGGTCATCGAGGAAGCGGCCAGCAAGCTGAAGAAAAAACTGGTTGAGGAAGTGCACCCCAGCTGGATCATGGTCGAATCCGCGGTGAATGACGCACCCCACGGTAATGTGGTCGTTATGGTATGAGGGGGACAGGGAACATGAAAAACACCAAAGCCCTCTGCCAAACTGCAGTTGTCGCGGCTCTGTATGTCGCATTAACTACCCTGAACCCGCTGTCCTGGGGAGCTGTGCAGTTCCGCGTGGCCAATATGCTGTGCGCACTCCCGTTCAAGGATAAGCGGTATGCCCCGGCGGTGCTGCTGGGAATTGCAATCGCAAACGCAACGAGCCCTTTCGGCCCGGTCGATGTGCTCTTTGGCCTGCTGGCTGAGGGGACTGCATACGCACTGGTGGTCTGGGGGCCGTGGAAAAAACTGGGGATTCTGTGGAAAGCGGTTATCCTCTCCCTGTCCGTGGCTCTGTTCATCGGCGTGGAACTGTCTATGATGGTCGGCGCACCGTTCTGGCTGACAAGTGCTGGCCTGTTCGTGGGCACATTCCTAGCTGTGGAACTGGGAAACCTGATGATCTCTAAAACCGCTCTCGCAAAGGTCGTGTGAGAGGGGACGCGGCGCTGGCTCTGCAAAGGGTCGGCGCTTTTTCTTCGGAACAACACAACAGCCCGGGTAGATACCGGGACAGAAAATGAAGAAGGATAGTGGTGGCGATGTAGATGGAAACGCGAGATAAGGCGTTCACCCTTTATAAGAAAGGGATGGGATGCACCGAAATCGCAAAGAAGCTGGGCGTATCGCTGAACACTGTGAAATCGTGGAAGAAGCGCTATTGGGATGCACAAAAGGGTGCACCCAAGAAACGCACCTCGCCGCACCCCAAAGGTGCATCCTCCAAGCGCACCCCGAAAGCCCCGCAGGATGGAAAACCGAAACCGGGTGCACCGCCGGGCAATGTCAATGCAGTTGGCAATCATGGTGGTGCGCCGCCGGGAAACCAGAATGCCTTGAAACACGGCGGGTGGTCCGCTGTAATGTTCGGTGCCTTTTCGGAAGAGAATCAGAAAGCTATCCAGGACTGCACGAAGGATGTGGATGCAGAAGACCTGCTGATACAGGAACTCCAACTGCTGACCGCCCGGGAAGCTTTTCTGCTTCAACGCATTTCCGCTGTTCAAGAGAAGAAACAGCACATTCAATCGGTGCATACCTCTAAGTCTGGCAGATCGTTTACTCGCTTGGACGAGGACAAGGAAAAAGAAGCCCGCGACAAGGAGGTTTACATTGAGCGGATAGATGCTAAAGTCGATCGGGAAGAAAGGCTCCCCGGCACCACCGTGGAAACATCAACCACCGTCGAATCAAGCTACCTTATCGTGGAACGCTTAGAGCGGCTATTGACCGATGTACAGCGCCAGAAGTCCAAGGTGATACAACAGCTTGCCGACCTGCGCAGAATGAGCAACAGCGGCAAGAATGAGCTGGTAGACGATTGGGTCGCGGCGGTCGAGGCGGCAGACACGGAAGCGGAGGATGCGAACGATGGCACTGAGACAACGTGAAGTCTTTGCCAAGCGGATCCCGCTGTACCGTAAAGACCCTTGCTTGTTCTTCAAAGAGGTCACTGGCTTCAAACCTGATCCGTGGCAAAAAGAAGCCGCCACAGCTATTGCACAACACCGCAAGGTTTCAATTCGCTCAGGACAGGGCGTTGGCAAGACTGCTTTTGAAGCGAACCTAGTCCTTTGGTTTCTGTCCTGCTTCCCGTATCCACGCGTGGTGTGCACGGCTCCGACTCGTCAGCAGTTAAATGATGTCCTCTGGGCTGAGATTGCCAAGTGGCAGGAACGCAGCCCTGTCTTGCAGGCTATGCTTGTATGGACAAAGACTCGTGTTTACATGAGAGGACATGAGAAACGCTGGTTCGCCGTGGCTCGAACAGCCACCAAGCCGGAGAATATGCAGGGCTTCCACGAAGACAATATGCTTTTCGTGGTGGATGAGGCATCTGGTGTTGCTGACCCCATCATGGAGGCTATACAGGGCACGCTTTCCGGCGATAACAACCGCTTACTGATGTGCGGAAACCCAACGCAGAACACTGGCACATTCCACGATTCGCACACCGTGGACGCCCAGTCCTACTACTGCATGAAGGTGTCCAGTAGGGACAGCCCCCGCACGAATAAGCAGAATATCGCTGACTTGGAGCGGAAGTTCGGCAAGAACAGCAATGTAGTCCGTGTCCGTGTTGACGGAGAGTTCCCGGAGAATGAGGATGATGTCTTTATTCCGATGGCACTCGCAACAAAGGCCGTCAATACTGAACCTCTGGAACATTGTGCTCCAGCCCGGATATCCATCGGGTGTGACGTAGCCCGCTTTGGCAACGATGATACGGCCATTGCACAGAACATTGATGGAGATATCCAAAAGCTGGTCACGCGCCATGGTCAAGACCTATACGCTACGGCAGACGATATCATTGCGATATATAAAACCATGCGTGCAGCGTATCCGCAGTACCGCGGTCTGATTTACGCGGTCATTGATGACACCGGAGTTGGCGGAGGCGTGACCGACATACTCAACCGAGAAAAGATTCGGCAGAAGCTAACCAAGCTGATGGTCGTGCCGGTAAACTTCTCCAGCGCTGTGCCGGACAAGGAAGCCGCCGGGCGCTATGCAGATATCGCAACGTGGATGTGGGCGGTCCTACGGGATATGGCCACGGCGGGCACCCTGCACATCCCGAACGATTCAACCCTGATAGGGCAGCTTACCACCCGCAAATATATCTTTAGCGGTGCTCCTGCAAAGTTGAAGCTTGAAAGCAAGGATGCCTTGAAGAAGCGTGGCCTGACCAGCCCTGACCGCGCTGATGCGGTAGCCCTTGCGCTGTATGAGGGCGGCATCTTTGATGTACGCAGTCTGATATGATAGCCGGAAAGGAGAAAAAGGTGAAAAGAGTTATCCCCGGAAAAATCAAAACGCAGCTTCGCCTCGACGGCTATTACAACGTTCTGAACAAGTATGGTACCCAGCACGACAGCACCGAGTATTACCAGTGGGCAACTGGTGCTGCTGTGACAGACGCGGAACTGGCCGACCTTTATGCAGGAAATGGTCTGTTTTCGACCATCATTGATGCCCCGGCAGACGATGCCACCAAGAATGGTATCGACCTTGGCATCAAGGATAAGGATTTGCAGAAGCGTCTTGACGACCATCTGCAGACTATCCATTACCAAAGCAAACTCGCGAAAGCGTTAAAATGGGCACGGTTGTTTGGCGGCTCTGCTGTTGTTATGCTGGTGGATGATGGTAGACTTCTTCAGGACCCGCTGAACTGGCGGGACGTTCATGGCGTGGAAGAACTGCTGGTTTACGGACGGAATGAGGTGTTTCCGCTGTGGATCAACGGCTATGAGAACAACCCTGACGATGAAAACTACCGCAAAGGCGGAACTGGCATCCCGGAGTTTTATCAGATAAACAGTGTGTACGGCAGCTATGTAGTGCATTCCTCGCGATGCTTAGTGTTCCACAATGGAGAAATCCCCGAAGGCTCCACGATGTCAAACCTCTACCGCACATGGGGCATACCGGAGTATATGCACATCCGCGAAGAACTTCGCAATGCCTGCATCGGTCCGGGCTACTCCATTCGCTTGCTGGAACGGCTGTCGATGGTGACATACAAAATGAAGAACCTTGCCAATGTTCTGTCCACGGCAGACGGTGACGATACGGTGCTTCAGCGTATGGAAATGCTTGACCTTGCCCGCAATCTGCTGAATATGGTCTTTATTGATGCAGATGGCGAAGATGTAGGCATTCAATCCCTGTCTGTGGCCGGCGTTAAGGACATCTTGGACAATGCCTGCGCAATGCTGTCCGCTGTGAGCCATATCCCGCAAACAAGGCTCTTTGGCCGCTCTCCAGCGGGCGAGAATGCTACCGGCGAAGGGGATATGGAGAACTATAAGGAGGCTGTGTCCGGCATCCAGTCTGGCGACCTCCGGGACAATACCCGCACGCTGGTCGAACTGATTCTGCGCGGAATGGTGTGGAACGGCGAAATCAAAGAGGTGCCGGAGTACACCATCACATACAAGAGCGCATGGAGCCTGTCTGATGATGAAAAGGCTACGCAGGACCAGGCGAATGCCGCGGCCCAACTTACCAGAGCACAGACTGTGTCTACCTACGTTACAGCTGGCATTTTGGAAATTCCCGAGGTTCGTCAGTCCTTGGCGCAGGATGAACAGTTTGACCCTGAAAACATCATCACAGAAGCAGATGTCAATCAGGACTGGGGCTTGGGTGGGGCTGACGTTCCCCAGCCGACCAATCCGCAGAACCCGTCTGCGGCAGGCAACCTGGTTACGGATGAAGGAGAATGCGGTTATGTTGCCGGCTTTGTCTTGAACGATGGGAAAATCCTCTGCGGACAACGTTCTGATGGGCAAGGCTGGTGCGGCCCTGGCGGTCACATCGAACCCGGAGAAACACCGAGCGTGGCGTTCCGCCGGGAAGCAAAGGAAGAGTTCAATATTGACGTGGGGGATATTACTTATCTCGGCAACTGCAAGGGCAAGCCGGATGAGGTACTTCCCGTTCAGATCTACCGCGTCAATAGCTTCGATGGTGTGCCCCGATGCGACCAAAAGGAGATGTTCACGGCTACATGGATGCCCCCTGAACAGATTTTGAAGCAGGATGTGCCCGGCGGGCTTGTGTTTGAACCGTTTCTCAGAAGCGTGAAAGAATACCTTGACCGGCTGGGCATTACACTGGATGATTTTGACGAGAGCAAGCACAACCGCGATGAGGATGGAAGGTTCTCCAGTTCTGGCGGCTCTACATCATCAAAAGATGCATCGAGCAAGGAAAATTCATCAAAAGACTTGAATGATTCTCAAAGTCATGCTAGAATAAATTCTAACGCAGTTTCGGCAAAAGGCGCGAACACTTTCAAGGTGAAAGGATTCCCCAACAAGCAGAAGCTGAACAACCACTGGCAGAATGGCAGAACCCACGCCGCTGAGTACGCTCCCGATGGCATTACGACAAAGGAGCAGTACGAAAAGCGGGCGGTTCAACTTTTGGAAAGCCCGTGCGGAAACGGCATAAAAGGCTACAAGACAAAAGAGGGCCTTGTGTGCAGGTATGACGCGAAGAAAAATGACTTTGCAAAAGGTTCCCCAGAGAAGGGCGTAAGAACGATGTTCAAGCCTGACGATGGGGAAGATTACTATAAACGCCAGCTTGAACTGGAAGGAATCGAAGATGACTGAGAAAATCCTCTGCCCGGTATGTGGGCAGCATAGCTTTGATGAAGACAACGATTTTGAGGAATGCCCTGTGTGCGGCTGGGTAAATGATGGCGTGCAGAGAGCGGATCCTGATTATCGCGGCGGTTATAACCGCATCAGCCTGAACGAAGCTAAAAAGAAGTTTGCCGAAGGCAAAAAGGTGTTTGACTAAAATATTGGCGTTGAGAGCCTTTGCAGGTGACGTGAAAGCGTCCCTCGCAAAGGCTCTTTTTGTTTGCAGTCATAGCTCAGTTGGTAGAGCGCCTGCCCTCCAAGCAGGATGCCGCGGGTTCAAGCCCCGTTGACTGCTCCATATCGAGGGTTGGCCAAGTTGGATAAGGCATGGGCCTTTGACTCCCAGACCGCCGGTTCGAGCCCGGTACCCTCGACTTTTATGCTGGTGTAGCTCAATAGGATAGAGCAGGCGACTTGTAAACGTCAGGCTGTGGGTTCAATCCCCACCCCCAGCACCACCCGCCGTACACCGTAATCGGCACCTCGATGGCATGAGGGAGCACTGACCCTGCTCCTAACAGACCGCTGCGAAGTGTTCTGGCCTGTTCCATGACAGAGCCAGCGCGGAGCCATAAACCGCGTTCCTTCCGCTTCGCGCTTGGACGGATGCGCGCTGTAAGCAAAAGGTCAAAATTCAAGTGCTGCATGCCATAAGAACAAAGACCCTGCATCAAGGTGGAGATGCAGGGTCTTTTTGATGCCTGCAAAGGGAAGATGGTTCCCAGAAAGATAAAGAGGTGGATATGCCTGTGAAGAATAATGGGCCCGGCATGACCGGGCGCTTTTCAATGACGAAAAAATCAAAGATCGAGCCGGAGTATCCGCAGTGGGCAGAAAGCAAGATGCGCGCAATCGAAAATCGGCGGTTGAAAGAACTGCAGAAGATTGTGCGAGAATCCATGCCTGAAATTCTGGCTATCGTTGCGGAAGAACAGAAAACCGGCTCCGACAGCATCAGACATGATGGATACAGCGACATGGTTCGCCGCATCCAGAACAGGTTCCGCATTATGCGTGACCGGCTCAGTCGGCGGCTGAAAACCGATCCGTTGGAACGAGATGTTCGCCGGTGCGCTGACTACACCGACCGGCGGCAACTCAAAGAATGGCAGCGCAGCGTGCGCGCCACGCTGGGAGTGGATATCCATGATGATTTCTTTCTCGGCGAAAGATACGACCTGATGCTTAAAAGATGGGTTGAGCAAAATGTCAGCTTCATTACCAGCATTGAAAGCGACTGCTTCGATGATATGGAGAACGTCATTATTGAGGGTTTCGCAAAAGGCCGCACCCCGGCGGCGATTTCCAATGAAATTCAACGCCGGTTTGATGTGACCAAGTCAAAAGCGAATCTTCTTGCGCGTGACCAGGTGGGCACCCTGAGCGCGAATCTGACCCGCACAAGGCAGGAATCCGCTGGGGTGGAGGAATATATCTGGAGCTCGTCAGGTGATGAACGTGTGCGCGAATGCCACCGTGAACTTGACGGTCAGAAATTCCGTTATGATGACCCGCCGGCCATGTGGTACATGACAAAGCACGGCAAAGTGTACAGCGGGCGGCATTGCAATCCCGGAGAGGACTACCAGTGCCGCTGTGTTGCAAAACCTGTCTTTAACTTCGATAGGCTGAATTCTGTAGCCTTTAAGGAGAAAAAACAATGAAACAGAATACCCCGCCGCTAGTCCTTCGGAGCGAAATGCGAACCGACAGTGTACCTGTCGATGAGCATTACAGCGCCGAGGGATATTTTTATGATAACCCCATCCTGACCCGTACAGGCATCTTTGTGTACCATCTGGAAGATGGTTCCGAGCGCCGGGAACTGCGCAGGCCGGAAGATGTGTTTGACCCCAAAAGCCTTGCAAGCTATGAGGGAAAGCCTATCATTATTACCCACGATGCGCAGGTGATCGACAAGGACAATGCCCACCGGGAACGTGTGGGCACAATCCTAACCCCCGGACAGCAGGACGGAGAAACCGTCCGAGCAAAAATCGTAATTGATGATCCTGATGCCGTAAAGGCATCGGGTCTGCGGGAACTGTCTGTCGGGTACTATCAGGATCTTATCATGGAACCCGGAGAATGGAATGGAGAGCCGTATGATGCAATCCAGACCAATATCCGTGTGAATCACCTTGCGCTGGTCGCTGTCGCCCGCGCAGGTGATGATGCACGCTTGAACATGGACAGCCAAGATAACAATGGAGGTACACCCCCTATGGACGAGAACGAGAAGATGAACAACCCCACGCAGGACGATGATACTACTGTGGAAACCACAAAGCCCACTGCCGATGATGGCGAGGCTCCCAGTGCTCCTGCGGCGGCTCCTGCCCTTGACCCGGCAGGCCTTGAAGCAGCACTCAAAGCCTATATCGCGGCCACCAACGGTGCTACCGCTGACGATGAAAACGACCCGGCGGCTGGTGACACCACTGATAAGCCCACCAAGGACGAGGGCGAAGGTGACGACCCTGCGAAGCCGGACGTGCTGGCAGACATTACCGCCCGCCGTGATGCTATGGAAGATGGCCCGGCCAAGGCGGACATCAACACCCTGCTGTCTATGCTGGATGCCGCAAATGCCCGCGCTGATGCTGCAGAGGACGACACCAAACCTACCGAAGATGAGGATGATACCTCGGACGATTCCAGCAACCAGCTGAACCATGACAGCGCCGCATCCATTGCCGCGCAGGTCAGCCAGCGTGTGGAACTGTGTCGGCTGGGCGATAAGCTGCATCTGGATGGCATGGAATCCATGCCGGTAATGCAGGCAAAGAAAAAGGTCGTTCATGCCGTTATTCCGGGTATGCGTCTGGATGGCAAGAGCAAAGCCTACATCAACGCGGCTTTTGATATCGCAAAGGGTAAAATCAATGGTCGCAAGACTGTGGCAGACCAGCGTCGTCAGGTGTTCAATGCTGATTCCGCAAATGCGGCAGTCCGCAATGTGGGCAAGAAGAACGACCCTGATGCGGCCCGCAATCGTATGATCCAGCGTCATGCTGGCGAGAAGGAGGACTAAGCTATGAGCAATATGGCAGTACAGATGAACTACGGCGAGCCTAGCCGCGGTATGCCCGGCCTGCTTTATGACCGTGCGAATTACGATGCAGTCACCCGCCGGAACAGCGCAGAGGATGGCAAGCTGTTCTTTGGCTGCGGCGTTGTGCAGGGTGCGGAGCCCGGCAAGGACATCACCCTTCCTGCAACCGGCGCGACCGCCGAGAAGTTCGAGGGCGTTGTGATGTACAGCGCCAATACGGAGATGGACGATGATGGTGCTGTGCTCCTGCACAAAGGCCAGATTCTGGATGTCTGCCAGACCGGCAAGATGTGGGTGCAGCTGGCCGATCAGGCGGAACCTGCTTACGGTCAGCCGGTTTATCTTGTGATTGCCGGCGACGATGCAGGCAAGTTCACCCCGACCAAGGGCACCAATCTGGCGGTCAAGGCCCGCTTCATCGGTGCGGCCCAGAACGGCATTGCACCCGCCCAGTTCGCAGAGCAGATCTAAGGAGGTTCAATATGGCTAAGTACAATCCTTTCGACCCCGCCAACGGTTACAGCGAGGAAGACCGCCTTGCCCTGAACGGCAAGTGTGCCTCCCTGATTAACCAGGCATATAAGAACCCGTTCCCCGGCACGAAGATTCGTCTGGATGGAGCCGACAATGCAGGCATCTTCTTCGCCAAGCAGCTGGCGCACGTCAAGACCAAGGCGTACGATAAGGAATTCCCGGAGCTGTCCGGCCTGAAGATCTTCCCTCAGACCAGCGAAACCGATGAGGGAGCTGCGTATATCGAATACTACAGCTATGAGCCGGTTGGCTTTGCTGATGTTATCGCCAACTACGCCAGCGACCTGCCCCGTGTCGATGTGAAGGGCACTCCCCATCGTGCGGAAATTGTCAACATCGGCGACAGCTACGGCTACAACGTGCAGGAACTGCGTGCCTGCCGCCGCAATGCGGTGCTGGGTATTATGAAGTCTCTGGACTCTGCGCGTGCTGAAGCGGCCCGCCGGGTGTACGATGTCAAGGTGAATCACCTGATTTGGCACGGCGACGAGAAGACGGGCATCATCGGCGTTCTGTCCTCCGGCAATAACATCCCCATCTATACACTGCAGAACGGCGCAGCCGGTAAGGCCGACTGGGCATCCAAGACCGCAGACGAGATTGCGGCCGACATTGCCGGCATCCTGAACTACATCGACACCCTGACCCAGAATGTGGAGCACCCGGACAGCTGGGTCATGCCCAACGACCTGTACACCAGCCTGAACCTGCGCCGCATCGATGGCACCGGCGAATCTGTTCTGTCCTACATCAAGGATCACACTCCCCAGATTAAGAACTGGGAAGTTGCCGGCGAACTGTCCAAGGGCAACAAGGACTATAACAGCACCGGCAAGAACATCGGCCTGCTGTATACCAAAGACTCGGACAAGATGTCCCACGAGGTTCCCATGGCTTTCCTCCAGCACGCGCCGCAGGATCGCAACCTGGAAATCGTCATCAACTGTGAGGGCCGCGATGCAGGCATGATGATTCCTTATCCTCTGTCTGCCTGCCTGGTCTACGGCCTGTAAGAAAGGAGCAACACCATGAAGATCAAAAACATTTCTGTGAAGCCCATCTGTATCGGCGATGCATCCCTGCTGCCGGGCGATACTGCAGAAGTCGGTGACACCTTTGCTGACGCTGTTGGCTTTTACATCAGCATGGGCCTGCTTCAGGAGGTTCAGGAGAAAAAGGCGCGCGGAAAGAACGCAAAGGCCGATTCCGAAGCTGACGCTCCTGCCGATGCTCCTGCGGGCGGTGAATCTTGATGGATTCTCCTGACGTAACCGCCATTGCCAAAATTGTAAAGAAGGTTGGCACCGAGTTCAAATCCGCTTCGGACGAGGACATTTCTTTTTGGATCGACCTGCAAGCGCCGGTCATTTCCAAAAAGAAGTTCGGCGCAGATTACAATCTGGCGGTGGCGTTGCTGGTCTGCCATGCTATGAAAATGGCTGGCAATGGTGACAGTTCTCTCGGAACTATCGCAAACACTGGTCGCTTAGCCAGCGTTTCCGAAGGTGGCGTGAGCATTTCCTTTGCCACCAGCACCGCCGGGACCACCGGAGATGCTGAGTACCAGCTTACTTCCTACGGCTTGCAGTTTATTTCGATTCGGAACCGGCATATCGTGCCTATCATGATTCGATAAGGAGGCCTGCCCATGGCGATAGCCAATGACATCGGCCTTGACCTGACGCCAGAGGGAAGAGCGGCGATGGAGCGCCTGAACGAACTGTCCAATGTGACCATAGAGGTTGGGTATCAGGCAGACCAAAAGGCGGCTGACGATGAAACATCGCTGGCCGAGGTTGCCTACTGGAACCACTACGGAACCCTCCACAAAGACGGTTCTGTGATGATTCCTGCCCGTCCCTTTATGGACACCATCAAAAAGCACTCGGAAGAACTGTCAGAGTTTTCGCGGCAGGCTCTGTCCTCATTGGAAACAGCTGATTCAGTTGTCAATGCGATTGGTTCGCAGGCAAAGTCTATGATTCAGGATGCAATCAAAGATGAGGGATGGGCACCCAATGCGCCCATCACCATCGAGGGCGGCTGGATGATGAACGAATATGGCAAGAAAGGCCCGGTGCCTGTGCATATTAAAGGGAAGAGTTCTACGAAGCCCCTGATTGATACAGGCGCCTTGCGTCAGAACTGCCAGTACGTTATCAAGAAAGGAAAGAAATGAACATCTTTAAGCAGATGTACACCGTGCGCCGCTACAAGGGCACCAGCTGGGATAGTGGTACGTCCGAAACAACTTACTCAGATATGCAGCTTCCACTTGATGTGCAGGCCAAAACGCGCCGCAATCAAGATGATGCTTCCGGCCGCTCTACGACCGGCGTTCTGACTGTGTATAGCGATGTCCAGCTTCTTCCTACGGAACCGGATAAACAGACAACGGGAGATCGTCTGCTTTACATGGGGCAGTGGTACGCCTGCAAATCGTCCATCTACTGGGGAAACACCATCCTGAAGCACTGGATATCAGAGTTTGAAGCTGTTGAGGGCGAGAAAGGGGAGAATGCCAATGACACCAGCTGAGTGCCGCGAGGCGGTTCGGCTCATGTTTGTGGAACTGTACCCCCATTGCACAGTGATTTACAGCTATCCCAATTCCGTTCGTCCACCGCTTCCGTATGTCGTTCTTGACTTTGAACGCATCGAGCCGGTGAACTCGTTTGAGTACGTCAAGAACGGGATTCTTTGGCAGGAAAAATGCAAGCGCATTCCGTTTTCTGCTGAACTGGTCACCGAGAGCAAGACGGAGCACGCTGCCGGGGTGAAAAAAGTTAGTTTGTCAACGGTCGTGGACGACCTTGAACAAGCTATTCAGTTCTTTGATAGCCAATACGCAGGTGACAAAATGCGCGCCATGAATATCACGGTATGCACGGAAGGGTCACCTGAACCAATCCATAACAGCGCGCCCGGCGTAGAGAGGGCGCGCTGTTCTTTTTATGTGGATTTTGTGCAGCGTACTAAGGAGTACGCCGCCTTGGCTCCGATTGACGGCGAGTATTCGGAAGACCATGCCAGTGCAGCATCCAAAAAAGTTGCAGACATGGAAGCCGGATGGTTTGACGAAGTCGAAGTCAAAAAAGAAATCCGAAATGAGTAAAGGAGCGAAACCACATGAATATCGACAAAATCGTTGAGGTCAATATCCAGATCTCCGAAGCGATGTCCATTGATGGTGGTTATGACACCATCCTCATTGTCGGCCCTCTGCCTAAAGCCCCCGGCGGTCGCGTTACACCTGATGTTGCCGGTTATGCGAGCTTGCAGGACCTCAAGAGCGCCGGATTCGCAGCGGACGACCCTGTGTACATTGGTGCCAGCAAGGTGTTGGACAGGCCAAAACTAAGTATTTTATCTCTTGTACTGGCCAAGAGGGAACGGTCATTCCGGTTGGCGCTTTGATT